GCGTCTAATGTCTTACTTTTCACGTTCACCATAGTCATCTTCATGATAGATTCCATGTCTAACGGGCCTAAATATTGATCCAATTCTGGTTCATACCTAAACTTTCGTTTTAACACGTTAGTCTCTTCTAAAGATTTATAGTCCTCAGCGATTAATTTCTTATCTGCATCCGTATAAGGTACACCCCTATCGGTCAGATACTTAGAAATAGCATTATGTGAATACCAATCAGCCTCAGGTTTAACAGCCTTTTCGCTATCATCCCCATAAGTGTATAGTAACACATTTTCCCTAAAAGTAAGCATTTCATGTTTTGGGTTCAAAGCTTTGTAGGCGCACCTATGGTAAAGGCTATTACCTACGCAGTTGATAATAGTGGTTAAAGCATGCCCAGAAGCTTGGATACCGAAAAGCTGAACCAATTCACCAAACAGGTTGATCATGGGGAAGGCTAAGTCAGCCGCCATCGTTTTAACTCTCACAAGGTCTTCATCTTCATACATACAACTCCAATCCATAATATAATATAGCACTTGGAACGCGTTAAGGATGACAGGGGCTTTCGTAGTTCCTTGAAAGTCGGTGTAATCACCGTCCTGAAGTCGCTTCGAAAAAGCCTCTAGTTTCCTAGCAAGTTGATCCCACTCTTTAGTGTTGGCAGCCATACCTGGCAAAGCCTCAAATAGGGTGTGGTTAGTGTAAAACAAGCGTACCAATGGTAAGAACAAACGTCGCATACATAGAATGTATTCTACTGGTAAAACCATAATGCCTCGAGTTTTCTTTTCGGCAATCTTTTTGGCCTTGCGAGGCTCGTCCTTAAACACCATAGTGCATATTGGTTTGTAGCGAATTCCTGCTCCAAGTTGGTCCCAACAATCTTGCGCTCTATCCTGAATTTCAGGAGTAAACTCAATCTTCTCGGTGTTGTCATCTTGGGGTACTATAGTTATAAACTTCTTTTTAGAAGTATTATACGGGTGTCCTGCAGAAGTGCTAGCGTTGATTCGGTCCATAAAAGGGATCCCATTAACACCATTAATAGCAACATCCCAATCGACGGTACCTAATGATGCGACTTGTTCGTCGGTCAACCCTTTAAAAATCTCACCAGCAAATATTTCCGCTGCTTCTTTTAACAAATCGGTCGGGATGCCACATTCGGAATTCTTCATATTGGCCACTGCATTATGCTTGATCTCCCAGCCATTAAGGATGGGGGGCATATATTCTGTGGACCAACCAAGAGCTTCTAGGTGGGGGCGCAGTATATTATCCTGGACATCCGACTTACCGTTTCTACGAGGAGCATTTATAGATCCATAGCAATGCAAATCTCCGCTCTCCATGTATCTTAAGATACTCTTAGGGTGTAAAGGTCCCATAGTTACTGGGACACTAGGGGCTGATAGTGGAACTGGTCCATCTATAACTATAGTCCCAAAGTGGGTATACACTTCCTCGAGCATTTCTAAAGACACAGGAGTACAAGCTCCTGCGTTCATCCCAGACATACCCATGTGATGAACTCCTAGAACAACAGGACCATAATTGGTCTTGGCTAGTAGAATTGCACCACAGTCTCCCAGGGTGGTTATTCCGGCATAGTGGGTCCTCCAATCCTGCGCAACGTAAGTACCACTTTCATTAGTGATATTCACTGTACCTCTTTGGATATTAGTTGCAGCCATGGTAATTAGTGTACCAAGCTTAGAATTGTGGCCCCAAGTGCCTTTATCCACTCCTCGTGGGCAACGGCCTATAAGTAGGCCACTGTGCACTCCTTTCAAAGATTCAGTTGTAAATAACCCTGAATTATCTTTTACGGGCGGGATAGGTAGTCTAACGAACGCTAGATCTTTGTCTGGTATCCTATAGATATCAGATTGAGGAACTTTGACATTCCGCACATTGGAATTAACACCCATACAATCCTCCTCTCGGTAAATATCAAAATTGACATCTTCCTTTGAGGGGAGACTG